CGCTTTCCCTTCCAAAAATCTTTGTCTTCCGGAATACAGCACTCTCGAACCTTCGTAATTTCTATATAGCCCTCAACGCCCAGCCCTTTATACATGATGTTGTTGTGCTTGCAGAGGTAGTTTTCACGCTTATTTTCGTACAATATTGCATACGTTCTCATTTTTTTAATGTTTTCAAATATCGTTTCGTTGTCTACCGCCACAGGATTGCTCTGATAAATGACAAGGTCTTCCTTCTGCCAGATGTCCCCCTGTGTAAATTCATTGTCGGGTTCATACAACAACGAAAATCTCCTTCGGTCATCAATCAGACCATCCAGAGATTTTTTTGAAATATCTATTTCATCCACAAGCACGTTGTTATCATTCGGATACTGCGTACTGATGATGATACCCAGCTTATTAAGCAAAGTAATCTGAGAGGAACGCATTGCCTCTACCGGATAGCTGTCCATTGCGCCCGCTTCATCCGCCAGAAAGGCATTTGCCAGCTTACCATCCATTCTGTCCTCCGAATACGCAAGCGGCGTGTATTCGCTGTCCGTCAGCTTACAGCGCACCTCACTGCGCAGCACCTTAAATATCTTCTCATCCGCCAATGCCGGCGAGGATTTTATAATCTTTCGGATTGCAACCTTCAGTTCACTGGAAAGCTTCAGATCCGGTGCCACCGAGAAGAATCTTGAAAATTTCGGTTCTGTCAAAAGTAGGAGAATAAAAAGCACCGCCGAGTAAAATGTTTTGAAGTTCTTTCTGCTGATTTCCAGCAAAACAGTCTCGTAGTACCGAATGTCTCTGTTTTCGGAATCTCTTTTTTTCGTACAGAGCGTTGCGATTATTAAAAACCATGCGTACCGCTCCATGCCTTCATCCATGGAGCAACCTAAATCCGGGTGCGTTATCACACGCAGAAGATTGTTTACACGTTCCACTGCCGCTTCATCCACAAAGGCTTCTGCATCCCTTCCGTCTGCAATCCTCAGCCAGCTTCCCGCTTGCTTTTTTATGTACGTCCCGACCTTCCGGTTCGCAGGCTCCATGCACCACCGAGCGTATTCGTAGGCTTTATTCGTCTTAATGCTCAACTTTTACCACCCTCCAATATTGCAAGGAGAGGATTTGTTTCGTTCTCCGGCGTTTTCGGCACACTCCGCATAGCCGCCGCCAATGTCATGATGCTTTCTTTTTCGATTGCCATCATCATTTTGCGCTTCGCCTGCACCTGCTTATCCAAATTGACAATATTCTTCTGAATATCATTTTTCAGTTTGTAATAGGTGCGTGGGCTGTCCTCAAAATCGCCGTTCTCCTTTCCTTCTTCCATTTCCCAAAGGTCTCTATAGAATCTCTCTCGCTTTTCTTCAAAATCACGACATTCCGCATAAAGAAGGCAGTAGCGGTTGATGATGTTCTCATATAGGGCATCGCATTTTTCAATTTTATTCAACAGCTTTGTTACCCTAAGAAATTCCTTATGTGCAACCACATTCTTTTTCGTTTCTTCCTTCTCTTTTATGGGGATGCCCGTAGCAAATGCGGCTTCGCCCTTTTCTCTGGCGTTCAATTCCGCTTTCGTTCTGTGGCTCTTTCCCTCTTTTCGGATAACCGCCACCGGTTTTGATGGTCTTCCGCCCACAGGCACCACCTCCTAACAAAATTTCCATTTTGGGAATATTTTTTACACAGAGCCAGCGTTGTCGTCTAGAAGTGCTTTCTTTTTTCAGACTTGCCCCCTCCGGGGTACTCCGTATGCCCCCTCACTTCTCTTCCTGCTCTGCTGCAATCATTTGCAGCTCCTTCGCAGGAATCTTTCCTGCATCAGCCATCTTGTGGTGTCGCTCGCAAAGGGTGAGGAGGTTATAACCATCCAGCCGTTTCTCGTAGCAGGATGCCACCGTCTGAATGTGATGCACCTCCAGACCTTCTGTCTCATACTGGCGCTCCGGATGATACAGACCACGCAAACATACCTGACACAGATACCCATCCCGCCGCTTCACTGCCTGCGCCTTCTTCGTCCACTTGTATGTAGAACGGAATTTGCCCTGCCTATTATCCTGCCGCTGCCTAACCGGCTTCTTCGGGCAATTATATTTTTTATCATGAATCTTCCCACAATGCGGACATGACTTTAACATAATATCCTCCACCTTCACACGAAAAAAACACTCCGATACTATCAGAGTGCTTTTGATTCTTAGTCCCCCGTATAACACGCTCCCACCTTGGACACAGCAATCAATCAAACTTGTTCCACAAAAAAGAGGCATCTTCAACAGATACCTCTTTCTTGCCGCTTCTTTCTGAAGGATTAAAAGGAGAGTCCCGATTTCTTGTGTATCGGACGGGGTTTCACTACGCCCTTTCGGGCTAATATCACATTACCACATTTCCGGCGGACATGTAGGACATTTCAGCATTTTCCTAAAAATCTTTCAAAATACTT